TGTCAGTTGAACAAGTTGATTGGCACTGTTTGCACCGGCATCAAAGGTGGCTGCACTTCCACATCCAAGTGAAGTTCTTGCAGTCAATCCTGATTCAGTTACAAAGTTGGTGCCATCACCAATAATGATATTTCCATCTGTTGGTGTCAGTCCGGCAATGTCTGCAAGTTGGGCATCAAAGGCTTGAACATCAGTGCCAATTGTTAAACCAAGTGATGTGCGTGCTGTTGCACCACTTTCACCAATCCATTCTGAACCATCACCAACCAAGAAAGTTGAATCACTTGGTGTCAATGTAGCGTTAACATCATTAATGGTTTTTAAGTTAAGCACCACAGGTCCTGTCAATCCATTCACACTTGCAACAGCATCAGTGTTGTCAATCACATCAAACATTGCAGAAGTAATGGGTGAAGATGCATTTTGATTGAATACAATGTGATCACCAATATTCAATGCTACACCTGCCAGTGATCCGGCGTCACTGACAATATAAAAGTCACCCTTTTGTGAACTTGTTAAATTTGGAGTTTGCAAGGCTGCATCATATGACCCTTTGTAAACAAGGCCACCGGTGACACTGCCGGCACTCGCCGGGTTTGGTCTTATATCAATACTCATGTTTCACCTCTTATTTCACAAAGCCTGCAATGAAGTACACTGAGTCACTGCCTGATGCTTTTTTGTATGCAATGGTTGAGACTTCTTGTGCAATGGTTGCAATGTCATCACTGTATGAATAGTCAACCGGCAATTCATTTGTGATTGCATCACCGGCTGCGGTTCTTGCTCTATATTTAATATACATCAAATTTGAACCTTTGTTTATAGCTGCTAAGAAAGCAAACTTTAAACCTGATGCACATGCTGATCCTGTGGTTGTGTCCACAAAATCAGAGGATGCAAGATCATTCCAATCTGTATTGTTGACAGATGATGCATTGTACACACCTCTGATTGAACCTGAACTAATTGGATCATTTGTTTGAAACGCCATCTTTTTCTTCTCCTGTGTTGGATTGTGTCTTTGATTTGATCACGTTGGACCCTGCAAAGATTAAGAATAAACTATCAATTGCACTTATGATTTCAGCGTGTGCCTTACCTATTAAAGCAAGTATAAAGAGGACAAGCAAGGTACAATAAAAAGCCATTGCCTTACGTCCACCAAAGAAGTCAAGCATGGTTTTGTCTTTGTCTTCTATTGCTTCTTTTGTCTTACTCATCATAATCCTCATCAAGTAAGCGGTAAACAAAGGCCACATCATCAATGTGACGTGTGCGCTTTGATACACCTTCACGCCATTTTTGATCAGGACCAACACCTTTTGCATTTCCTTCAATGGTGTGAAAATGTCCATGTTTATCAGGTGCAGTGCGTGCAATGGTGATGTGATTGCCGTAATGTGGTAACCGTTCTTCAGAAGTGTATACAACAACTAAATCACCGGGCATGATTGAATCTTTGCTTTGATTGCGTGAAGTCTCTGACCAATTATCATATAATCTATAACAAGATGGAAAGATCTTTTGACGTATATTGAAACGCACCTTTGGACCATACACAGCAGCAGCAAAAGCACCACACCAAGCATATTGACCATTCTGTACATAGTCCTTTTCCCACGTCCAACCAAGTGCATTTTTGTTCTTGATATAGTATGTGATGCGGTCAGAGTTGCCACCAAGGCCGGGTTCAGTTACATTGTCTGACCACTCAGATTCAGCATTTTTCAAGACATATGGAACTTGCTCATGTGGATTCACGTTGCGTTCAATGTTCACATTGACTGTCTTGTTGACTTGCACATCAATATTGATCTGATTCAATGCACGTCTGTAACGCCGTGTCTCTTGTTCGAGCATATCAAGTTTTTCTTCAAGTTGTGCTTTTGTATATCTACTCATTTATACATATTCCTTTCCATCATCAGATGCACCAAGCACTCCTGATGCGTTTGCAATATAGGCATCCACTTGTTGGCCTGCTGTTGCTGATGCATATGCCGTTGGTTCAAGTGTGCCATTTAAAGTTGAAATACCATGTGTTGTTGTAAAAGTAATGGTTGCAGTGGATCCATTGTCCACAATATTTGAAATGATTAAACCTGTAATTGCATTATCATGGTCACCCGGTGGAAGATAATCAACTACATCATCAACCTTGAAGAAACTTGAATCCTTGACATCCACACCAAGTGCGTTGGTGTTTGAGAAGGCATCTTGATCAATGGTCACCGTGGTTGTGGATGGCGTTGCTGTGACTAATGCAGAATCATGCCAAGATGCTGCACGCAATCCTGTATGAATCAATTCAATCTCACATCCTTCACCCATTAGTTCTTGACGTATGGAACGGATAAAACCAACACCATCAGTCACACCATAATCAGGACCATATGCTTTTAATAGTGGAGAATTGACCAAAGCGTAACGGCCTGCATCCATTAACGCACTTTGACCCGTTCCAATGGATCCACGCCAAACACGCAAGGGATTTGAAAGCAAATTAAAGATGCGAGTGATGACAGGCAAGAAGAATGAAAAGGAATCACCACCTGTTCCACCAATTTGATCAGTGGATACACCATACAAATCCAAGACAATACCCTTGGTTTCATTGTTGTATCTGTTGATGGCTTCTTGATTATTGAACACACGCTTTGTTCTTAACTTTTGTTCATTCACATCATAATCAAAATTGATTTCAATCTGTGTGACTATATCTTCATAAGTGGACCACCTTGGTGCGTCATCTGCAAGCCAATCAGCTGCATTGATAGTCAATGCACTTGATGCAGCTTGATCAAGTCCAATGGGTTGCAAGGCAATCTTACACCTGCCGTTTTCATTTCTTCTCATCACCAAGACTGCACCCATGGCTTGAAGAAGTGGTGTGAGTACTCCTCTAAAATCCTCACCTTCACTCCTCAAGTCAAGGTTGATCATAATGTTTGGAATGGATTCATATTGCAAGAATGAATTAATATCAATTTCTGATTGATCAATATTCAATCCAAGTGAAGACAGATCAAACGCACCGTTGACACTTGAACCACCGCCGGATTGCAACAACCTCAAAATGGCTTCACCCGGCGTTTGAAATGTCATGCGGTTGGTTAAATAGATTTGTGCAGGCTCGAACCCTTGCCAATCTCCAAATGATGAACGTCTTGAATCTGCATATGGTTCTTCAATGTGCAACAAGAAGCCAACATTGGCACTGTTATATGTGGCAACGCTTTGGTGTGTTATTGGAAAAGTCTGTGTGGCTTCTCTGTCTTCTCTTCTGTCATAATACATGACCTCAACACCAAAAGATACACCTGCACTTGGTGAAGTTGGCAAACCTAAATTATCTTTCACAAGTATAGTTGGTTCACCATTTTGATAGTATGCAAGGGCAGTGCCTCTGAAAGTGTTTTTTTTGCTTTGGTCTTTCCTGTCTCCACCTTTGAATGAAGCCCAAGATGCACTTTCAAAAGGCTCTTCCACTGCACCACGTTGTACAATTGGATCCGTTGGAAAGGGAGTCACCCAAATGTCAAAAGGATAATACAATCTTTCCATGTTGTCTGTTGTATAAATACCTGTGATATTATTATCCCAAATGCCAAGAGGTGGCAATTCATACACATATTCAAGATACTTCAATGCACGTTTGCCGGTGAAAAAGAATATATATGATTCTGCTGTTTCTTTGTTCACCAATGACTTCATCATAAAAGATGTATCATCTGACAACTTCCAATTGATAAACGCACCTAATGCACCTTGTGGTGAACCTGTTTGATTAGCTTGCAAAACTGTATTGACAATTTCAGGAAATCTTTGCACGCCTGATGTCAATCTATATGATTTGATTTCACCACGTGGTGTGCGTACTTCCACACGTTTTGTGGCATTGGTGGATGGTACAAGACTGTTGTATGATACATTTGTGTTATCATAAGTCAAATTGGTTGAGGTCATTGTCTGTGGAAAAAGACGGCCATCTGAGTTGATCAGCTCCGGATACCTTGGATGTATATAATAGTTTCCATTTGATGCCGGTGGCAAACTAGCGTCAAAGGTTGTGGAAATGTCAACAGGCAAATCAGCAAACGTCAAGGTGTTTGAACCTGTTGATCCTGTGATTCTGAAAGAGTCACAGTCTTGAGTCATGATGATGTATTCTAGTTTGGATCCATGTAATTCATCATAATTGTGATAACCCTGCAAGAGTTGCGTCTTTAATGCAGTCTCTGAAACCTCATTATCAATCAATGCAGTCAAGGGAACCAAAGACAAAGACACAGCATCAAGCGTTTCAACATTGGGTGACTCTTCAATGAATCCATTCACAATTTCTGTCATTGCTGCAATGGAACCATCAGGTCTTTTTTGCCCCATATATAAAGATGCTTTACGGCCTCTGAAATTCACAATCTCTGTGAAGATCTCAGGAACATTGGTTCCACCCAAGGATGAAACATGCGTTTGAATTGGTGTGCGTCCAATGCCACGGTTAGAAATGGTCAGTGTGCTTGATGTTGCTGAACTTACTCGCACACTTTCTGCACCAATGTGCATGACCTGTGGAAAGGACAAAGAAGTAAAATCATGATCCACTGTGATTGTCTTAGTGCTATCATTATGAAAGATGTCCGTTGCAATCTGTGCTTTGGTTACATCTGTTGCACGTGGTCCACATCTTCCAAAAACAACATGTGGATCTGATAAAGTGCCTCTTAACCGTTCACTTGAAAGCGTGATTGAAACGGGTGCATAGTCTGCAATACCACCGGCAGGGTCAATGGTTGCTTGATATGCACCAACAGAAACAATGCCTTGAACATTCGAGTAAGGCACACCCGTTGTCAAATTGGCATCAAGGTTGGTTGTGGAAATGTCCACATCATCTGAAACATACCGTGTGGCAAGACCACCAATTTCCAAAACAAATACACGTCTTCCATGGTCTTCAAGAATGCTCACGGTGTCACCTCTGCTTGGTATAGGTCAAAGAAGGAAACAGACACAAGGTCACAGTCCTCAACTTCCACCTCAAACAATAGCATATCACCACGGTTAGCTGGTGGAATATATAAAGGCCTTGGATCATCTGACCCTGATGTGCCACTTGGTGGATTATAAAAAGTTGCACCTGTTGTGGCAGTGGCAGGCCGGTCAATGTCTCCATCATTGAACATTTGGAGATGTGCAGGAAATGTGAATTTGACAGCTTTGGACAATACTGTACCACTTGTACTTTTGATTCTGAATGTGATTGCAGGACTGTTGTTGCTACTTGAATTGGTGGCCACGTATTGAAAGATCACGCCAATCCATTCACTGATTGGTGTTGATCCATAAAAGAATGAATAAAACTTGTTTGTCTTATTCAAACCCGGTGAAATGCCATATGCATTTGTATTTGTCACTACTGTAAAAACTCCACCAAAAAGGCCGGTGGTGTCTTTGGCAATGGTGTAATTGGCATGACCAAGGAATTTACAATGAGACATTTGCACCAAAGCTTGTGCAAATTGGTTGACTACTCCACCCATAACAGTAACACCCATGAATGTGGCTTGTTCTCTGGCGAGTGGTTGAAATGATCTTGGTACAAGCATGTTCAATTACTCCATACAGACAGTGCGGTGATTCGAGGCAAAGACAATGAAACTGCTAAACGGTCCACTGAATCAAGAAGTGTGTCAGTTTCAACATAAGCAGTTGGATTGATTTTATACAAGGGGAAACCAAAAGTGATGGATTCAAGTGTTGTATTTTCCAAAGAGGGTGTAAATGTAAATTCATTCCACCCATTGGAAGTGACAGAAAACAATCTATTCATAAACGCAAACTTTTTGGTGCCACTTATATTTAATACATAAATCCACAACGTGATTGAACCACCTCCAACAAATAGAGGACTCTGCACTTGCATTGTTTGACAATCACCAACACCTAATGATTTAGGACCTTGACCACGTCCACTGAATGCGCTTGATGGATTCTCAATGCCTGACCAAATCAACAAAGGTCTTTTTCTAGAACGTAACGTTTGAATGTTGGTGCGCCACTGCACACCGGCACGTGAGGAAAGTGCATTATTGGCACCAAGACGTGAAGCACCAAAAGGTGTGATTTTGTCAGACCCTTGTGCCGTGTTTCCTGCACTCAATGGAGAAGTCAATGCAGTAAACCGGGCGGCTACTGTTTGCACGTCCACATCATACCCGCTTGCATCCACCTTGGCAGACATCACCACGTCTACATAAGCGGCTGTTGTGGATGATGTGAAGGTGTGTGAAACTGTTGCATGTGCGTGAATGCTTGCAGTGGATGTGATTGAGATTGAACTGTTGCCTTGTGCCACACTGTTTGCATCTGTCAGAGTGAATTTTAAAGTGCCTGTTCCTGTGGATGTCACCCTTGCAGCAACATGAAATTCAATGGTAGTGTGGTTGTTGGATGGAATAGGAATGCGCCATCTGCATTGATCCACAAAAGATGTAGATTTTGTCACGCAAGTGTGGACATCAAAAGACTGACTAATGCAATTCGAGGTTGAACCATGTGCATGAAGATAGTTTGATAAGTCACCCATGCGTGCAAGTGATTCTGTTTTGATCACACGGCCTGCAATGATGTCACCCGTGTCAGGCACTGTTGGTGGACTTGTGAATGTATTACTCATTGAGATGCTCCATCAATAGTGAAACAGGAACACGCCGTTTTAAACGGTTTGGATATGCCAAGTTGATGGTGTTTGAATCCACCAATGAACACCTGATGCGTCCTGTGTTTCCATTGTCTTCAGATGTAAAAAGGAGATCAAAAGCGGGTTGACTTAAATTGATTCCACTTGTAATCAAAGACCGTCTTGAATCACCAACGTTTTGATAAAACGTGATTCTTTCACCACTGCCAATGTAACTGATGAAGTTGTTGGTGAAATGTCTGTATAAATCCACTTCATCAAGCAAGGCATCCAAGTCAAACAATAGGATGGATTGTACATATGATCCAATGAAGTTGGATGCATAACCACCTCCAATTTTGCGCCTTGACTGTGAAACGGTTTGCGTTTGCATATGATGGTCTTGATAAGGTCTTGAAGGATATAGTGTGCCGGGCAAAGGGTATTCTGCTGTCAATGTTTTTGTCAGTGTTCCACTTGGTGTTTCATTTCCACTAAATCCAAGTCTATTTCTGAAAGTAGTTGACACCCAAGCCACGTCACCAACTGCATTTGAATACATGCACTCTACATGTCCATTATCATTAATATACCATTTTATATATGTGCTTGCTGTGTTGGCATTTAGATCAAGCTTTTCAAGACAATTGGCACTATTCACATCATCCACATCATTGACAGTTCCACGCTCTCTGATTGCAATAATCAAATCTTGTGCATTTAATCCACCTTGAATTGCAAAACTGAACAAGTTTGAATCAGATGAGTCAACAAAAGCATATGTGGCAGTCTGTAAGTAACTGCCACGTGTCCAATCATTTGGACAAGTGAATGATGTGGCTGCTGTACTAAATGATGATGATCCAACACCTAAAACATCCACACCACTTTTGAATCTAATTTTAAACTGATTATTGCAACTGATGACCACCTTGTCACTTGAATTGATGGACACTGACCAACCACTACCAAAAGGTGCCGTGGCTTGTAAAAGGTCAGACATGGCAATGCCGGATTCACTTCCACGTCCATTCAAGAAAGAGATTGCATCATCAAAGATGCCTTCACCCGTTGCAAAGGTTGGCAATGTAACATTATTTGATCCACGGTCAAACACATTGACATTCGACCATGTGCGTGCATTGAACGCACTCAACAGGGCAAAGTTTGGTGAAGGGTTATTTAATGGCATTGTTATCTCCTATTCATTCGAGGCGCACCACGGCGTGATGTGTTCATAATAGTGACCAATCTGTCTGCAAGTGCCTGTTCAGCAGCTTTTTTAGTATCATACACAACAGCACCACCAAAATTGATATTGAACACCATGGCATCATTTCTGACTTCCTCACGTTGGGGTGTTGGTGCGGTGGTTGGTGTGCCTGATGGCGTTGCACCTGCACCACCCGTTCCACCGCCTGAACTCAATGCATTACCGGCAGCACCTGCAACCACGGCAGCTGTTCCAAAAAGTGCAGCGGCTTTGAATGATGCTGCTGCTTTTGGATCACCAAGGGCAATTTGTGCAAATCCTTTGGCTAATGACATCAATGATTCAACACCGGCCTGTTGTGCCAATCCCTTCAACACCTCTGCTGTAGCTTCTTGGAATGAATCACCAAATAGCAATGCACCAACGGCAGCATCTGCAAATCCTTTGCCATATTGATCAAAGTAATCAGTCAAGAGTTCTGTCTGTTCTTCAATCATCTGTTGATCCATCTTCATGCGTTCAATCGCAAACCGCTTTTGAATACTTGATAAATCTTCACCTTTCACACGTGCAAGCTCAATCTCTCTGTCATACTGCAATTGCAACATGGTCAAGCGTTGATCTTGATCCGCTTGCAATTGTCCAAAGTCTGTTGCAGATGGATCAATGTCAAGTTCGAGCAAACTTTGTGCGAGATCATATCTAAGTTCAATCTCTCTTAAGTTGGCTTCTTTGATTGCATTTAACTTTTCAAGTTCATTGGCTTTGGTCTGATCAAGATCTTTTTGCATGATGTTTTGAATGGCCAATTGAAAACGCTTTTCTTCAATCAGTCTTTCTTTGGTGCCTTCTTTTGTTAAGGCCACGCTTGCCCGGTGCCGTTCACTTTCCAATGCAATCAATTGGTCAAGACCTTCTTGTTCTTGTTGAATAGTGAGTTGCCTTAAGCGTGAATCAAGAACAATGGCCTTCTTGCGTTCTTGTTCTGCAATCTTAGCTTGATCATCTTGGCTCTTTTTGTATGCTTCACGCCTTTTCTTTAGTGAATCACGTTGAATCTTTGCACGTTCATTTGATGCCTTGCGTTCAGCAACAGTGACTTCATTAATACCCTCAGTTTGCACTTTGAGTTCTTCAAGGATTTGTTTGATTTGATCTCTTGAAGCATCTTCAAGTTCTTTAGTCAGTTGAATGTGTTGAACTTGAATGTGTGTCAACATTCTATTAAGTTCAATTTCATCTTTCCTTAGTTCATTTTGAAATCTGAGTTCATCATTTTGTTTGACTAAATTGGCAAGTCTTAAAGCTTCTTTCTTTAAAGACTCTGTTGATTGTTCTTCAAGCTTGCTTTCTTGAGCTGCCAAACTTCTTGTGGTTTCTAAATAAGACCTTAATTCTTTGTTTAAAAGCCTGATGCGGTTTTGTGCCGTTCCACGTATGCTGTCAAGTTCAAGTTCAGCTTGTAAAAGATTTCTTCTTTGTTGTGCTAGTTGTTCTGATCCTTCTGCATAAATTGATTCTGCAATTGCCAAGGCATTGGTTGCTTCTTCCACCTTTTGTGTGTGTTTTCTAATTAGTTCAAAGTTCTTGGCAAATTTCTCTTGTTGCTTCTGAATCCGTTCTTTGATGAACTGAGATTCAAGGACACTCATACTAAACTTTTCCATTTCACCCGTGGCAAGAATAATGCCCTTCTCTGCCATGGATTCAAGCCTGCTTTGCAAATCACCGGCAGCCGCTGCCATTGCTTCTTGTGCGTCTTCTGCCTCTTGTGCTGCACCACTAATTTGTCTAAATGTTTCATAGACTGTGATACCTGCACCAACTAACATACCTAATGGACCAATTAATCCAAGAATACCTGACATTCCTGATGAACCTAGAGTTTTGATTGAAGAAGTCAAACCTGTAAATGCTTCACGCACTTCACCAACAGAGGTTGATACATTTTCAAGACCTTCACCAAGTTTTTCATTAGTGGTTCCCATGGCCTTGACTAATCTTGAACCTGTTTCACCAATACCTTCTAGACCTGTTTCAATCCCTTGGATTGATTTCTCAACCTTTTGTGATCCGGTTAGTTCAACTTCAATTTCTATTTGATTCTCTGCCATGATGGAACTCTTTCATTTGTTGTTCATGTGAACGGTGTTGCATTTCCATGGTATTTGTATTGAGTATATCAAAGCATTCGAGAATTGCACATGATGGATTTGGAAATGTTTCAGTTAGTCTGATCAATCCTGATTGATGTCTGTTGAATGCCGTGATGATTGATGCCATTTTGTTCATGCTTGCCACCGGACAAGAACGCACTTTTAAATCAGAATATCCTTCACCACAATTTGGTGCAACTCGATACCCATAAATAAATCTGCCTTCTTCATCCACCTCTGAAAGTGGCAAACCTTCTTTGAATGGTCCACCGCAATTTCCACGTTTTTGACGCAAGCCAACTTTTAACCGGCATTGGTCACAAGACCATCCACGGCCCCTACTGAATGGTATCCATACAGCAGAGGCAAGTCCTATTTTCCCTCATCACCAACTAATGAAATGCGTTGAATGTGCAAGACCAATTCTGTGATGGCTTGAACCCGGTGGACCTCAGGCCTGATTGCTTGGATGTTGTCAAGGGTTGCATCTTCACCATCAATGGCCACCAAAGATGCACGGATCATTTCAAGGTATACTCTGTTCAAGTATGCTTGGTAAGATGATAAAGCCCGTTTCTCTTCCTCTGAAAGAGCATGGTGCCATTGTGCTTTTTCCTTGTCTTCAGATGGTGATTCAATCCATAACAATCTTCCAAGTTCTGATCGAGTAAATGAACCCGCTTGCATTTCTGCCTCTTCACGTTCACTCGGTGAAAGTGCTTTCAATGTGAACTTGGTTGCGTCTTGTTTTGCACTACCTTCAAACACTCCACTTGTCAAGTATTTGGTTCTTTGTTCATCATTGATTTCAACAGAGGAATCAAATGAAAGAAACACGTCAACATTTGACAGTGAAGAAGACAGGAAAGAAATAGCCATTTTATACTCCCAATGCTATACGTACAGGACTATTGCCTGCACCACTTTCAGAAACATCACCTCCAAAGCGGCTTTGTTTATAGTTCAATGTTTGCCTCACAATATCATTGCCACTGACATCATATGCACTTGGATCATTCATAAGGTATGCAGCAGGCAACATGAATGCACATCCTTTTCCATCCCCAACAGGACCGGTGCCAACAAGCACTTGACGCACGGTGCGGTTGAAATAATCTGAATTGATTGTTGTATTCAATGTAGTCAATGTCAAGTTCAATTCAACATCAACATCAGAGATTTCCATGCCTGACATGGCAAGGATGGAATCAGAGTGACCAAGTGGTGTCAATGTGTTGGTGATTGTTAAAGTGAAATCTTCACAATCAAGTTTTGTGCGTGCTAATTTATCACCTGTTGAACTTGCATTGGTCAATGATGTTGGTGATGTAGTTGACACCACAACATAAGAACCTCGAAAGAAAGGTGGTGCGCCTGTATTATATGAAGGTTCAACCGGACCGGCAGCGGTTCCATGGTCATCTTGAATACATGCAGATTGATATGTCAATTCTGCCATCACACGCCCGTTATCAAGACTGATTGATATTGATTCAAGAACACATCCAAAACAATTTGTCTTGAAGTCAACACCGTTCACTTGAAATGCAACGCTTGCAACTTTTTCACCTGTGTTTGTTCTTGACCCGGGGTACCAAGTTTGCATTGCTCGAACAGTGTCAGAGGTAGTTAAGGCAGACAATGCAGGTGAAATGGAAACGGCACCTGATTCATTATTATTAGTCACCGCCGTATATTCTGCACGGCCTGCAACCTCAACACCAAGCAATCCACCAATGGCAAAATCACTTTCTGCCGTGGTTGGTGTGAAAAGATTGGTGTTTGCAACACCTGTTGGTGTGTCAGATGTAAAAGAATGCTTTGCAGTCTTGAAGCCGGCACCAAGCAAGTAACCAAGATAGTTTGAATCATAGTTGTCTGCAACAGTTCCAATGGTGGTCAAGTCAAGTTGGATGACCACTTGGCCTGTTCTTCTTCTGACACGGCTGCCACTTGAATATACAGTGTCAGGTTCAGGTGGTAATCCATATGAACCGTCACGTGCATCATTGCGTTCTGATGCAACGGGTTCACCATAAATCACAATTGGATCCCGTTCACATGGAATTGATATAAATGTAAGTCCTAATGTTGACGGTAAACCATTTGCATCAAGTGAACCAAAATTGGTTGATTCACTTGCAACGCTTATGGATCTGTGTGTAACACTCATGTTTTATTCCTCCAAGTATAAAAGGTCAAAAGGAAGTAAAAGCACAACGGCAGAAACTTCACCTGTGATGTCTTGTATGTTTTCAATTGTTGGTGTTTCAGGTATTAAAGAAACAATACCTGTATTGACTAAATCATAGTCCGGTCCTTTCAATGTATCAATCAACTTTGATGCATCTTCATTGATCAGACGTTTTAAGAATCCAAGGTCTTGAGGTATATCATACCTCACACGTAATTCCATAGACGTGCGTTTTCTTCCACTCAACCCCGCTTCACCATCATCAGAAGCAAAACTAATGGTTTCAATTTCAAAGTACCGTGTGCTGTTTGGACGTTGATCAAGTGGTTGTGTTCTTCCGTTGCCGGTGGCAATAGCAATGAATCCATGGTGCGCATCTGTTTTTGGTGTGATGCCTTCAATCATATCTTCCAACTTTTCAGTTGCTTTAAATATTCCTTGACTCATTTATGAACTCAACTTGTCTGCAATTGTTTGACGTACTGCAACAATAATCAAACGTACTTCATCAGGTGAAAGACCAAGGTACTCACGTTTGGCATTAACTGCATATCCATAATATCTGACGTGTTTAGTTAGACCAATCACAAAACGTGTCTTGGTTGCTTTTAATATTACAAGATTATTCATCAATGCACCTGATAAAACAAGATCAACTTCAGCGGAATCAGTTTGACCGGGTACCGTGCCACGTTTTCTTGAAAGTTCTTTATACTCTTTGTAACCACCATCAAACCGCATGGTTTTTCCTGTCTTGCTTAAGACACCACCTTTTGGTTTTAATCTTTTTCCTGTTCCCTTTTTGGTGGAAATATAAATCTTTTTATCAGAATATTGTGCAAAATTTGCACCATTTGCATCAATGCCTTTGCTTGTACGCAGCTTGATTGATGCAAGTGTGTCCATTGCCAAACGTTGTGTGTCTGCCTTGGTCCATATGTTCTTTGGTAGTTTTAGATTCACTTTAGTTGGCATAATTAATCCTAAACCGGAAGTGACTTCCGGTTTAATGTTTCATTCCTCTTGTTGCAGTAAAGAAGGAATCATTGCTTGTGCGTGTGTAGCCTTTCCATGATGCACGGAAATCAGACGTTTTGCCACCTGTTTCACGTCTGTCAAGTTCACCTTCATCAACTACACCATCACCATCCAAATCCAATGCAAGTGAACGCAGTGCAATGTCCATCAAATCATGACAGCGTTGTCTCATTTGTTCTGCAATGTCCATTTGTAAACTTTGTTCATAAATGATGGCTGCTGTGCAATATGCATGTGCAAGATGGAATTGTTCAGGGTTGAACACTTCATCCTCTGTCACTCCATCTGCAATGACCACATCACGCACTTGTAAAATTAACTCATTAAGTGCGCCTTTAATTTGTGGTTTAAAATCACTTTGTCGCCTTGGTATCATATCAGCAAGTTGTGCAAAGAATCCAACCAAGTCATCATGTGAAAGGCCTGTGTCAAAAGGTCTTGGTGTGGACTTCAAAAGACCTTTCTCTTGTTTGGATTGTGTCAATGCACCAAGATCAGTTGTAAAATTAATTTGGTATGGATATGTGTTAGCAGTGGTCAAGACTGCAATTGTGTTGGCCAATGTAGTTGACCAAAGTGCAAATTCAAGTGATGCCGTTGAAGATAAATCAATTTCACGTGGTAATGGTTCTGCAAGAATTGCAGTTGTTCCAACTACTCGAACCACAGTGACATTGTAAAAGGTATCACCATTGGTGATCAAGAACCCTTTCATTTGATCACGTTGCAAACCCGTTGCCTGACTGTTGACTGTCAATGTGCGTCTGTCATTGGCAATGGCAGAAACGGTGGCACTTGTGCGTGATTGTGAAAGATTATAGTTGATACTGTTCAAGGTCAAGACAGGTGTGCCACTGATTGGACTAGGTGCAATCCATTCAAAGGTGTAGTCTTTATTCAATACTGCTTTTCTCATCTCTTCTTTGCTCCGGTGTTTGCATCTGCAATGTCTTTGGATGTTGCAAGTTCGAGGTTTGCAAGTTCAACAAAGTTGGATGTCACAGGACTCCATGAATGCCTGCAATTGTATCCACCACCTGATGACCTTACTGATAGACCTTGATTATTATTGAGTTTACTCAATTGATCTTTGCTTACCACTTTATTGATTAAGGGTACACAAAAGTTTCTTGTAATCCCGTCTTTTGGTCCTGTATATAAATACAAATCCATGCCAACCGCATCAGCAGCAATCATGTTGACAGATCTGCCAAACTGACTGATTTTTGTACGTACTTCTGTGGTCAAAGAACCTGCACCACGTTCCAATGATTGTGCAAGATTGGACATTGCTTGATTCTTGGGTGTATCAACAACCATGGAAAGCAATGAGTCACGCATATTCTTTGTGACGGCAGGGATTACAATGTCATCAAAGACATTCTGAACTGTCAGAGTCTTCAATGCTTCAACTTCATTATCAATGAACAGTGGTGTCCAAGTTGGATCAACCACAGATAAGGAATCATTGATTGCCTGAAGTAGTTTATCTTGCTGTTCAATAAAATCTTCTATTGATTCAGCAAAGCCACCTTCAAGAACAATTTCAATCAACTGTTCTTTTTGAAGATTAAGAAGAACCGCCGGATCAGTTTGTTTTAATAAGTCGTCAAGTTGCTTGATAAGCTTTTTTGATGACCTCGAATAAACCGCACCAAATTGGTCAGCTGTTCTCTTTTCTGCTTTGAGTTCTTTTATCTTGGCTTTGGTAATGTCTGCAAGTTGCTTTGGTTGATCTTTCAATTGACGTTGCAAATCTTGAATGGCCTTTTCATCAGCGTCCACTCTTTCAGCCAACATCATATGCGAGTGTTCTTCAAAGCAACAAAACATTCATTATACTCTTATAGACAATCTGTTACTAAGAAACCAAAGGATGAATCTACCATCTTGAATTGATTGACTTGTTCAGCCCATACATAACGCCGGATTAAATCAAGACTGTCATATTGACCGGCAATCATGTCTTTGTATTCAAAGTCTAGAGCTGTTACAGGCATGGCCTTCACGTTTCCTGTCTTTGAAACAATTGCATCAGACCCTTTCATGATTCCCATAAAGATTTGATCACTTGTCCAAATGTATCCTTCTGATGAAGTGGCACCTGCAACCGCTGTCTCACGCCGTGCAGCACCAACATATACATTAGGAATACCAAGAACATTGCGCAATACTTGAATGATTGCCTCATCATTCAATAAAAGATTACCGCTTGCAACACCTTTGGTTGCATCACCAACGTATCCACGCATCTCAGGATTGCGTGCTAATTCACGGAATACTTCACGCCCAAGCACTAAAGTGTCAGGATTGATGCCATGTGAGTTTGCAAAGACAATATCTTTTACAATGTGAAGATCACTCAAAGGTTCTGCACCGGCTGCATTGAATTTGACACCTTTGCCATTGGGTATTGCATTTGCGTCTGATTTACTAGCTGCTGCAAAATTGCCGGCAGTAAAAAGAAGATCAGCAGCACGTTTTTCTTTTGCAAGTTTCATTGTGCGTGCAACCTTGCGAACAATTCGAGCTTCTTCAGATCCGGGGTATTGTGAATCTTCAATGTCTTCCATGGCAATTGAATCAGATGCACTGTAGATCTTAGCTTTGTATGTCAAGTTTGTGCGGTCAAAAGATCCAATCATTGTGCGTGATGCACCGGGCGCACGCTCAAGATCAAGGTCAGGTGAACCCATGAAGTTTCGTGTGTTCTCAATTAAGAGTGTTCCACTTCTTTCAGGGATATTGACTTTTTCAAAAATTTGATCAGCAATTAACTGTGAGTCACTTGGAATTGCCTCAATAGCAAGTGAGGTCAGAATCTGATCAACAGGGTGTAAATTACTATATGATGAAGCCATTGTTTAAACTCCTTATGCTTTAACTACAGATGGACCGGTAAACAACACTAGAAGTTGTTCATTGGCACTTGCAGAGGTTTGATTGATATTAGGCAAGACACGTGCAACAGGATAGTCACTTTGTGCAACAGCTGCAACTTGACCATTGGCCGCCGCTGCAAGTAACGGTGTTGTATTAAAAGTCAAGGGTCCGCTTGCAATCACACGTGTTGTGCCATGTACAACCACCTCAACAGTTTCACCGGCACTGCAAGCACGTTGTGCCACACCAACACATCCAATTTCAGTGCCTGCATCAGTGATGGTGATTTTGCCATTGCCATCAATAGACACTAGAGCATATTCAGTGATGGCTTCAGCTGCCACAAAGCTTTGAACAATATTTTGAGTTTGCATGATTTAAACTCCGTATGCTTGATTGTATTCAGAAGAATTTGAAGTACGGAATTCAGACAGTGCTTGACTGTAACTGATTCCTTTATCTTCACTTAATTTCTTAATCTTAAGATTGATTGTTTCTTTGGTGATCTCTTGACCACTTGCACCGTGTCCAATGGTAGTCATTGGCACAACGCTATTGCTTGGACGTTCACTGAACATGTTCCAAAAAGAGTCACGGCCTTCAAGTTTCATGTCATACGCTTCACGTGCAACAGTCTCTTCATTAGGTGAGATCTTGCCTTCACTCAAGAGTTGATTAACTGCCGTGGTTTTCTCCACTTCAATCTTCTCTTGACGCAATTGTTGAACTTGTTCACGTAACATTTGAATCTCTGAAAGCAATGCAGGACTTGCGAGTGATTCAGACATCTTTTTATGTTCATTCATCTTCTTGTCCTTTTCTTCTTCATCATGTTCTTTTTTCTCATAGTGTTCATTCTTCTTTTCTTCTTTGTCAGAATGTTCACCAAGTTTTTCTTCTTTGTCAGACTTTTCACCAAGTTCTTCATTGTCTTGTGCAATCTTGGCTTCATTGTCTTCATTCATGGATTTGACTTGCTTTTCAAGTTGTTTGATCATCTCATCTTTTTGACGGTTTAGATCTTGTTCTCGATTCGCAAAATCAACTAGATCATCATGATCCATGGCATTCAATTGTTCTTTTGAATACATGCTCAAATTCTCCTTTAATATGACTCTGTCTATTTTGTCAGATTGTTGTGCCGGCCGTGGTGTCAGTGTGATTGCCAATAATTGAGCATCACCAACTTTGTCACCGCCGTCACGGGTGAAGATTTCACCGTGTAAATACTCAGGACTTGACCAAAGTATTCCACCGGCTTCATTAACTACTTTAAGACCTCTTTCATTGTAAGCAGGAACCGCATACAAACCATCCTCTTTAAGTTCGAGGTCAACAATGACACCCAATGCATTACCTGCATCAGGACCTTGAACACCATCTTGAAAAGGACTTGTGGCATGTTGCCAATCAATGATTACAGGGTCTGATTCTTTACGCACATTAAACACACGCACTATTTCATTCAACAGTTCATGATCAATGGCTTCACCAAGTGGTTTGCCGTTCATACGTGAAGAGACTTGACCAAGTGAGAGAGTTTTGAAAGGTCTGCCAATGGTCAAGCCATCAGGCACCTCATATGTTCTAATCTCATTCAACTGTAATGCCTCGGCATATGCAGTCAATGATTTTGCTTTTGAATCAGCTGTTTTCATTTGTTTGACAACTTTCCTTGACCATGCAAAGCCTTCATCAGATCCCCAAAGATGCCAAGCTTGCCATCCTTTGCCTTGGTCTTTCCAAGTGGATCCTTTTTTATCAACTTCATGGCGTGTGAAATAGTTCAACATTCTCTTGACAGTGTCAGGACTCAACTGTTTACCGTTGGCCAAATCCCTTGCACGTGCAAGTCCAACTTCTGTGCCACCTCTTTGACTTGGTGGTTTAGTTGCTCGAACTTCAAGACCACGTTTGGCAGCGTCCTGCACTCCCTTGGGTGGAACAAAATCAATGTGTGCATACTTGTCAGGTATTGCAAGCAATTCACTTTTAGTTTCTGATTCTGTTCTTTGTGGGTGTCCTTTGGGTAGCAAGTCCAAGTCTGTTGTATATGACTTTTTCCGTTCACCCGTTCCAACTAATTTCAAGAATGCTTTGACACGTGCTAAAGCCCATTGAGTGCGTGAAGTGACTTGTGGTCTGTGGCTTGCAGAGAATGCACCCGCACCACGTCTGAACACTGCTTTCAATGTGCCAAGGTCAACCTGTTTGGACTTTGCACTGTACTTGTCATTGTGTTCATCTCTGTATGACTCAAGTGTCTTGACTGCTTTGTCAGAGATTTCAATACCACCTCTTGCACCACTTGCAGACCCTTTTGGATTCTTCTTTGAACCTGTGATTTGGTCTTTCTTTGGTGCCGGTGTTTGTGCTTGTGTGCGTTTCTTCTTCACTCTGATCTTTTTAACCATTGGCTTTTTTCCTTCTTATCAAAGTTTCTGCCAATGCAGCAACACCACCGCCTTGTTTTGCCGTGCGGTCAAGTGGTGATCTTTCTGCAACTTCCGGCAAATCACCGGCACCAAGACGTTCCCTGATTGCTCTTTCAAGTTCATCATCAGGTGTCAATAGTCCTGATTGAACAAGACCAGGCAACATGCCAAGTGATTCAGCCAAGTCATCAGTATCAAGACCGGTGTGTGTTAACCGTGGCAATTTGGATGGATCCACATAACCATAGTTCCACCGGATCAAACGTCCAATGGTTCCACCCCCACGCCTGTCACATCCACTGATTTGACTTGCGACAATATCACAAAGATTGATTGCTGCACGCCTGAACACAGACAAGTGAACCTCACCAACTGACCTTGACCCCGTGTCTGAAATGCCAAGGTTTGCAAATTGTGCCAAGAACGCTTGACTGATTTGATTGTCACATTCTTTGATGATGTCCAATGGACCTTGTGAATATAAATTTGGTGTCATGCCGTATGAATCAAACTGAATCACAGGTGATTCCACCAAGAAGGATTGTTCAGTTGCCAAGAATGCTTGTGCTTGGTCAGCTGCATCATCAATCATGGCAGACAAGTCAGCATCTGTCAGTCCTTGTTGCTCTGCTTGTGAACGGTCAACTTTCACCTTGGGTGTAGGAATAGCCCACCGTTCAAGACCTACACACATTAAGTTGGATACACGTTGCTTGGTTCTCCACCACCACCAAACAGGACGCAACATGCCAATGCCTTCAAAGTTCGAGCCTGTTCTATTGAGTGTCAATAAAAGAAGTTTGTTTGCCGGGATTGGTTCCGGTGTGTATGTGTAGCCAACCACATTTTGCATGACTCCATCCAAGTGTTGACCATCTTGAGACAACCACTTGTTGTGTGCTGATGGTTCCCTGTCT